AGAAAAAATGGGTTCAAATGAATATAAAGAAGCAATTAAAAATGCTTTAAAATATCTACAAACACATTCTCAGGAATTTTTAACACCTGAAGGTTTAAAAATATATAGTCCAAAATTTTTAGCTATGTTAGATAATATTGAAGACCCTGAACACCAAGGATTACATTTAGTTTATAGTCAGTTTAGATCTATGGAGGGAATTGGCATTTTTTCTATGACATTAGAAGCAAATGGATTTGCTAAATTTAAAATTAAAAGAACTGGAATTGATGGTTGGGAATTAAATATGAGTGAAGAAGATATGGGAAAACCATGTTATGCTTTATATACAGGAACTGAAGACGCGGAAGAAAGAGAAATAATTCGTAATATTTATAATGGAACATGGGATTATATACCAAATAATATAGCTACTCAATTAAGAGCAAAAAGTAGTAATAATAACCTTGGGGAAATTATCAAAGTTTTAATGATTACATCTGCTGGTTCAGAAGGTATCAATCTACGAAATACAAGATTTGTTCATATTATGGAACCATATTGGCATCCTGTGCGTTTAGAACAAGTTATTGGGCGAGCAAGACGTATTTGTTCACATCAAAGTTTACCAAAAGCATTACAAACAGTAGAAGTTTTTATTTATATAATGACATTTACAAAGACACAATTAGATAGTGAATTTGCTATTGAATTAAAGTTAAAAGATGTTTCTAAACAGCCGCCATATGTTCCACAAACATCAGACCAAAAATTATTTGAAATATCAACTATTAAAGAACAATTGACATCACAATTATTAACTGCTGTAAAAGAAGCATCAATTGATTGTGCTACTCATGTTAAATCTAGTTCAAAAGAAGGATTAGTTTGTTTATCATTTGGACAACCAACAGTAAATGATTTTTCTTATAATCCAAGTATATCTCAAGATGAAAATGATACTGTAGCTGATATAAATAGAGTTATTATTGATTGGGAAGCAAGGCCTTTTACTCTCAAAACAACAGGAAAACAATATATGTTAAGAATGGATACAAAACAAGTATATGATTATAATAGTGTTATTCAAGCAAGACAAATTCCAGGAGTTAGACCTATTTTATTAGGAAAATTAGTAAAACGAGGAGAAGATTATGAAATTGTAAAAGAAAAAATTTAAAAATCCACGTTTATATTTTTATCATTAACTTCTATTTTTGTTAGTTTAAAAACCATTTCATATAATTTATCAATTTTACTATTCATATCATTTAATTGTTTTACGATTTCAGTATTGGAAATTATTGGAACATTTTGTTGAACATTTTGTTGAACATTTTGTTGAACATTTTGTTGAACATTTTGATTTAATAGAACTTTTTGTAGACTTGAAGAATTAGAATCATTTTTTAAAATTTCTTCTTGTCTTGGAAGTAATATTGAATTTTGTTGTTCATATTTTGATTGTTCCACAGGAAAATTAGCATCATTTTCTAAATTAGTTTTTTTTAGTTTTTGAAATATACTGATAGTATTAGATCCTGGCACTTCTTCTAATATGTTAGAAGTTATATTCTCATTAAAAGACACCTTTTTATTATTATTAATTATATTTATATTATTATCGTTATCAATATTAATATATTTTAATCGTCCATTTGATATATTTTTTGTTTGTTCCGTTTTTTCAGAATTTACTGAAGTTTTCTTGGGAGTTAACCATTGTTCAGGAGTAATAGTTGATTTTACTTCGTTTACTTCGTTATAATAATTATTATATATTTGTTCAAAATTCAAACTTCTTTCAGCTATTTGATCAGCTAACAATGATTCCATATTTGGTAACGATGAGAAATTTCTATCCGAAAAATCTAATTCTTTAGGTTTTGTTGGGATCATATAATTTTCTAATTCCTTTTTTTTTATTTCCAATTCTTTTTCAAAATCAGTTTGACGTGCTGCTTGAATATCTTCAATTTTATATATTTCTGGTACTTCTTCATCTATTATATTTATTCTTTTAATATTTTGTTTAGGCAGTAATTGATTTACAGCTAGTAAAACTTGATTTAAAAACTGTTTATTTTGTTCTAAAATATTAGTTTTTGGATTGGATCTGGAAACAAATAAATTAATATTACTTTCAAATATTGTTTTCACGTTAGATATTAAAATAGTGTTAGTTTTGTTAATATGTAATTCATCCAATAAAACTTCCCAAAGTAATTCTAAATTGTCTCTATTAACAAATTGGGATTTATTCATTTATATAAATAATAAGTAATTTTTTATGTATTTATTTTACTTATTATTTTACTTACGCAATTACAAATTTGGATTTTCTAGTGAATCACAATATTCCAAGTATTTTTCTTTTTGTTCATCATTCAAAAGTGATTCCAACATTTGTATTTTACCTTTAAAAACTTCTAAACCCTTTTTAACTGTTTGTGTGAATTTTTCTGTTAAATTTTGTGTGAAATTTGCCTCTGACTCTCTCTGTTTCTCCATTTCAAATAACATTTCTTCTACATTTATATCGTATTTTATGATGATTTCTTCTAATTGTGATTTACGTAATTTCTCCAAATATGTAATGTGTAGACCATTCTTAAAACAATAATGACTAATTGCGCCCCACATATCATTTCTAGTAAATCCACTCATTTTGTTAGTTGTTATACAATATAATGTCTATTTTTTAAATCAGTTTTATATATCATTTTTTTTTAAGTATATATATAACTAATTATTATTAGTTATAATTCACTATTAAAATATACCTTTCTAAACTGTTCCATATATTTATCTTTCAATACATGTGTTTTTAAATAGTTTCCTGTAATTTTATCTTCTAACATATGAACAATAAAAAATAAACTGTAAATACCACATTCAGTATTATCATATTGATGTTCTACAGGATAATTTTCGTCAAATTTAAAATGTATGGGATTTGTTAGTTTAGTACCTTGTTCAATAACAGTATCAACAAATTTTTTTATTTGATCGGGAATTGGATCCCCAGCACTATCAAAAAAGAAAATCGTATGTTTTTTAATATTTATAAATAATGAAATCCAATGTTGTCCGCCTTTATAATGTGGATCAGTGTTAAAAATTACACCAATTTTTGTATGACCTTTTTTTATTTGATTTTGTAAACTAAAATGGCATAATTCTTCCCAAACACATTCACCATATAATTTATGTGTGTCATAATCTATTGGAGAAGGTCCTAAAAAATCAAAACATTTATATTTCTTTTCATATTGGTTCATTACTTCTATTATATCTAAACTAGATAACCATTCATTGGGATTTTTTTTCCATTCTTTTGGGGATTCAGGAGCAAACGCATTTAATAATTCTTTTTCCATTAGCGTATTTTTTGTCATTTGCCTTATCCAACATGATTCTTTGTTACATATGTTAGTATAATAGTTTTTTAGCTTTTCCCATATTTTTTTAGATTCAGTTTCCAAAATAGGTTTATCTGGATGCCTAGAATTCCACATTTCTTTTAACTTAACCAAATCTTCATCTGTATAACAGGTATAATCTTTATCTTTATTTTCTGGACTACAATTTAATTTTACAAATACTTCTTTTTTTGTAAGTTTACGACTTTTTGTAAGTTTACGACTTTTTGTAAGTTTACGACTTTTTGTAAGTTTACGACTTTTTGTAAGTTTACGACTTTTTGTAAGTTTACGACCTTTCTTTTGTGATTTTTTTTTTGTTTTTTTATGCTTCATATAAATTGTTTATATTTTCTTTTTTTCAAAACTAAAAGAATTCTCATCTATTATTATTTCTTTTTTTCTAGGTATAATTTTATTTTTTTTATAATTTTGTCTTATATTTTGAAACCAATTTAAAGGCAATTGTTGAATATTTTCTACACCTTTTGAAATATTTGATTTATTTAAATATTTTGGTTTTACAAACGTACTATTTATTTTTTCTTCCTCTTCTTCATCTTCCTCTTCTTCATCTTCTTCATCCTCATTTTCTTTATAATTTCCTCTTTCAATATCTTTCTCCTCTTTTTCAAAATCAATATCATCATTTATAATATCACAATCATATAAAGTATTATTTCTTTCTTTTTCTAAAATTTCATTATTATCTACTGCTTTGAAATAATATATACATTTATCTAAAAAAAAATCAAAACCGGTTTTTACATCTTCCAATAGATTATCTGGTTTCCGATCTTTTAATAAATCATAAAATAAAGTTTTAATTCTATCCTCATAAATATCTTTATTTGATTTTCTATTATTTTCAGTATTTTCATTTAATTTTTTGTTAAGTTTTTGAAGTTGATTTTTACTTATTAGACAATTAAGAGTAATTTGGTTAACTAGGTCTTCAGCCATTCCTCTTTATATTGTTTTAATTAAATAATATAAAGATTATAACGAAGAAAAAAGAAAAATATTTATTAATCACATGTTGTTTCAGTTAAATCTTTTACCTGTTGTCTAGTTGCGTTATTAAATAATTGAAATCCTATTTTATCAGGATTGGGATTAGGATTTGTCGGGCAAAATTTTTCTTTATTAAACAAATCTGGAAATGGTTGTGATAGATGATTTTGATTTTGCCAATTGAATTGATATAAACTACTTTTACTGGATGGAACATATGTGGCTTTGCTACAGGAAGATAAAGCATTAATTTGATTTCTTAATTCAGATTCGTGATTTACATTTTTTGAATAACCCGACCAAGGTCCAAAATCATTGCCTGGATTAAACATAGTTTCAGTATTATAAGTAGGTTGTTGAAGTAATGGAATATTTATTTGTTTTCTAGGATCAATTATAGGCAGTATAGTAAATTTAGTTTGAACAGGTCGTTGCTCTAAATATGGTTGTAAAGTATTAGATGGAATATTTCTTTCGTATGATCGTTGATATATGGTTTGCTGTCTTAAAGAACTTGGTTGATCTGAAAAACTATTTATATTCATTGATATATATAAATATTATATATAATAATAAAAAATTGTTTAAATACAATCGTATATATTATTATAACGAAGTAAAAAAAATATGTGCGGAATTTTTGGTCTTCTAAACAATAATGATATTCAAATTGATGTTATTAAAAGAGAATTTGTAAAAGGTAAACAGCGTGGTCCAGAATTTTCTAAATTGGAAACAAAATATATGAAAATGGTTTTAGGATTTCATAGATTAGCTATAAATGGTTTGAATAATGAATCTAACCAACCGTTAGAAATAAATGACGTAATATTGATTTGTAATGGTGAAATTTATAACTATAAATTATTGTATGAATACATGAATGTAAAACCAACTACAGATTCAGATTGTGAAGTCATCATTCATCTTTATCTAAAATATGGAATTGAACAAACTTTAACTATGTTAGATGGTGTATTTTCTTTTATATTATATGATAATCGGTTAGCATCGGATTTAAATAATAAATTATTTGTAGCTAGGGATCCGCTAGGCGTTAGACCATTATATTATTTAAAAAATAATAATAAAAATGATACAGATAAATGTAATTTATATGGATTTTCTTCAGAGTTAAAATGTTTAGAGTTTTTCTACAATTCTAATAATAAAAATTATAATAAGAATAATTATATTATAGAACAATTTAAGCCTGGAACATACACTATTTTTAATTTGTCTAATATAGTAAATTCTTGTTGGGAACCTATTAAAAATGGAGAAAACATTACATATTTTTTACCAAGTTTCTCTCACAATTGGTTAAAACCTGAAAATAAAGATACAATTGAAAAAAATTTATTTAAAAATATATCTTCTTATTTAAATATAGCCGTTGAAAAACGATGTTCAACAACTGAAAGACCTATTGCGTGTTTATTATCAGGAGGACTTGATAGTAGTTTAATAGCAGCATTAGTAAACAATTTTTTACAAAAAAATAATAAGATGGTTAAATTAGAAACATATAGTATTGGTTTAAAAGGTTCGGAAGATTTGAAATATGCTCGTATTGTAGCTGATTATCTAGGATCAAATCACAGAGAAATTATAGTAACAGAGGATGAAATGTTTTCATCAATTCCTGAAGTAATTAAAGCTATTGAAAGTTACGATACAACAACTGTTAGAGCAAGTATTGGTAATTATTTATTAGGTAAATATATTTCAAATAATTCGGAAGCAAAAGTAATATTCAATGGGGATGGTTCAGATGAATTATTAGGAGGTTATCTTTATATGAATAAATGTCCAGATAATATTGAATTTGATAAAGAAACAAGACGATTATTAAAAGATATACATTTATATGATGTATTAAGATCAGACAAAAGTATTTCTTCTAATGGACTGGAACCAAGAACACCATTTTTGGATAGAAATTTTGTAAATTTTATATTATCTATTCCTTCTCATTATAGAAATCATAATAATTATTATAACGAAGTAAACGAAGTAAACGAATTGAATAGTATATTCTTCAAGGGTTCAATAGAAAAATATCTATTAAGAGAAAGTTTTACAAAAGCAAACTTCCAGAACAATGAAGGTGGACAAATTCTACCAGATGAAATATTATGGAGAAAGAAAGAAGCATTTAGCGACGGTGTAAGTAGTCAAGGTCGTTCTTTATTTAAAATTTTACAAGAAAAGATTGCTTATAAAATGAATAATGAAACTGATTCAAATTGTATTCCAGATATAGAATTGGAAAAAGATTATTATAAAACAATATTTTCTTTATATTATCCAAACTGCGAAACTATTGTTCCATATTATTGGATGCCAAAATATATAGAATCTAAAGATCCTAGCGCAAGAACATTAGAAATTTATATTACGTAAAATTAAGGGTAAATATTTTGTTACAAAATTTGATAATTATTATTATATATAAAATATATAAATGAAAAATGATCATTTATATATTCTTCAAAATAGATCGTTTGATATAGTAATTTTGCTATCTTGGTTATTATATATATTAATAGCTTTAAAAATATCAGTTCATGCTCCTAATTATTTAAATGATTTGGAGTTTTATATAAAAATATATATTAGTTTATTTCTATTATATAGATTTAATCCTTTTAGAAAAATACAATTTACAGATTTAGATAGAAAAATAGCATTTAATGCTGGTATATTTATATTTACAGCCACCGCAATTGGTAGCATATTACAAAACTATTTACAAGAGGTAAATAATCTTTTTATAAAAATCCTATAATAAGAAAGGCAAATATTTAATTATATTTTTTCCTGAACGTTTCATTTAATTATATTTTTTCCTGAACGTTTTAGTTTTAAATACTTTTTTGTTTTTTGTAAATTTATTAGGCTTATTATCTGTATTTTTTTTCGGTTTAATTCCAGTATGATTATATTGATCATCTTTGTTGTCAATCTTAATATTATCAAAAAATTTATGAAGGTGTTTTATAATTTGTTTGGACAATATTTTATCAATATTTTGTGCTTCAACAGATTTGCCTACATAAATATAGGAATATTTTTTCATATCATGTAATATTTGATCCCTCCATGATGTAGGCTCGGCAGGTAAAATACCACTTTTTTGAAATCTATTTATCATTTCATCAAATGTCAAATCGTATATATATGGTTTTATATTTATATAATATATCTTATCATTGCTCATTCCTGGATAAAATACATCATCTAGGAAACAAATATAAGTATCCTCAGGAATTTTTGTACATTTTATTAAATCTTTATGTGTTTTCATATGTGTAGTTCTACATAATTCTAATTGTTGACCTTGAACTTTAAATGCTGCTATTATTTGATCAAATATTTTAAAATTTAATTTTGTTTCAAAATAATTCTTAATATATTTAGCCCATTCTTTTGGACCCTGATTGTTAGTATATATCATTAATTTATCACAATGATTTATCTCTTTTTTATTTTTCAAATAATTTAAAATACCTAAGATATTTGGTCTTAAAAATTCAGGATATAAGTCTAATATTTTATTGAATAAATTTTGATCTATTGATATATTTATATTATTATTTTTTATATAATTTGATAGAGAATCCCAAAACATTCCTAGTTCCATAAAATAACCCAATGTTTCATCTAAATCAAATACTACTATTCTAGAAATACATTTCATATATTATATTATGATTATAAATATCAAAAATAAAATATTGTTATTTATTATAAATGTCTTCCGAATTAACAAATAAAGATTATATTAGTATTTTAAAATTTTATAAATTAAATATTCCAAAATCCAAAAGACTTTTGAAAATTAATGCTGAAAAAATTATGTCTCAAAAACTTTGTAAATGTATTAAAAAACTTGACCCTGTTAATGAA